TTCTTTTGAACACGCTAAATACAATGAAGGATTTGTAGATGAATGATTTACTGGACACAAAAACAGATCAAGAACTGCTGCAAAGCGTAATTGCAGAAGTTGCAAAGGCAAAAAATGAAACTGCCTGCGCAAGACGAGACTTAGAAAAAGCAACATCAAGACTAAACTTTGTTGTGATGCTTGCAAATAAAATGATTGATAGGAGCAAATGATCGATGGAACTCGCAACACTCGCAAAAGAACCCACACTAACAAAAGTCACTGTAGATGCTGAAGCTATTGTAGAAGCATATGGAGAACCTGTTGACTTTTGGATGTTGGACAGACAAGACTTACCAACCTATTTGAAACTGAGCAAAATACAAGACGACCAAACACAAATGTGGAGTGTGCTCAAAGATCTTATGTTGGACAAAGATGGCAACAAAATACTCAAAGGCAATGCAGTGCTACCAATTGAAATAATGGTGCCTGTTATTGAAAAGGCTATACAACACTTGGGAAACTTGAACCCCCAGACTTCTCAGTAATGTCACGAGAAGTCAGTGTTTGGTTAACTGTTGACTTTGTTGCTAAACGCTATGGGGTATTGCCAAGTCAACTGTTGAAGCAGGGTGATGCAATTGATCTAAAAGTTGCTGAGATGGCAGTAAACTATGAAAAGTTTGTGACAGAAAATCCAGGCATCAAAACAGATCACGGATTTAGCAGTGAACAACTGCAAAAGAAAATGGAGAGGGCTCGTGAGACGCACAAGAGGTAATGGATTCAAACGCAGACAGCGTGAACTAAATGAATTTTTAGGCAGTTTGCCAAGACGAATGCACACTAAGTTTGTTGAAACCACGCCTATTAGATCAGGCAATGCACGAAACAAAACAGCTCTTGCAGGTAATGAAATACAGGCCAATTATCCATACGCTAAGAGATTAGAAAAAGATTCGTGGAGTCGTCAAGCTCCAGAGGGAATGAGCAAACCCACTATTGATTTTGTTCGTAGAGAATTAAGGAAACTGTAATGGCAGATATTAGAGACCGTTATATACTTGAAGTAGACACAGACAGAGCCACAAGAGGTATCGGCGCAAGCACTACTGCCATTGGTGGACTTGGTGCAGGACTTGCAAGAATAGGACCACTTGCTGGTGCAGCAGTTGCAGCATTGGGTGGCTTTGCTGCTGTTTCATCAATCAAAGGCACAATTGATGATATGGATGCACTGGCCAAAAGTGCAAGACTTGCTGGTGTTGCTGCTGGTGACGAAGGTGCATTCCGTGACTTCCAGGTATTAGCACAGGCAATGAATGAAGCCGGTGTTGATGCAGCTACTTTTGAAAGAGGTATGTTGCAGTTAAACACACGCCTAACACAAGGTATTGAAGGACACAAAGGTTATGGTGAAGTAGTAGCCAAACTTGGTGATAGCATACGTGATTCAAATGGTGATTTGCTGCAAGGTGCTGATGCAATGGAAGCAATGATCAATGCACTGAACGATGGCACTATATCAACTGAAGACTTTGCCAAAGTAGTTGGTGGTAGAGCTGGTCCTGTTATTCAACAACAGTTTGCTGAATTGCAAGATGGTGCAGAAGGTTTAGCAGCTACACTTGCAGACGTAGAAGCAAATTCAAACATAGTTTCAGAAGATGCTGCTAATCAGGCAGAAGTTTTCAATGACACATTGGGTAGATTAGGTGAAGCAGCTGGACAATTAGGCACTGACATAGCCACAGCACTGTTGCCTATACTTGTAGACCTTGCAGAAGGTGCTCTTGCTATACTACCAAGCGTAATAGATGGCGTCAAAACTGCATTTTCAGCACTTTCACCAATCATAGAAGCACTACTGCCAGTTGGACAAGCACTGTTTGACCTTATATCAGCACTGCAACCTGTGTTCCAACTGTTGTTTGACATACTTGGCCCAACAGCCGAGGTAATAGGTGGCGCACTTACACTGGCCATACAAGGCATAACCACAGTAATTGAAACTGTGATAGGTGTAATTGAAACATTAGTAGAAAGACTGGGTGCTATAGGTGAAAAAGTCAGTGAAATAACTGGTGCTGTTGGCAACAAAATGGGTGAAATGAAAGACTCAATGGTAAATGGTGCCAAAGGCGCATACGACGGAGTTACCAATTGGTTTGGTCAAATGTATGATGAAGTAGTTGGCAACTCAATTATACCAGATATGGTCAATGGCGTGTTGGGAGAGTTTGATGATATGTCAGGAGGTATGGTATCAAGAATAGCTGATGCAATACCTGGCATAATTAGAACCATAGGAGACGTAGCAAGTGAAATAGGCAGTCGTTTTGAATCACTCACAGGCGTTAGTCTTTCAAACATACAGGATCAGGTATCTACACTTTCAAGTGAATTAGGTTCAAGAGTCAGTGCATTAGCCAGCAGTGTTAGTTCAAGACTAAGTGGTGTTGTTGACAGTGCAAAAGGTATATTAGGCGGACTTGGCATATCAAATCCATTTGAAAATTTTGGTGGATTCTTTGCCAACGGAGGCACACTGCCAGCAGGTAAATTTGGTATAGTTGGAGAGCGTGGCCCTGAGCTTATATCGGGACCTGCTAACATTACTCCTTTTGATCAAATGGGAGGATCACAAGTTATCTACAACATAAACGCAGTAGATGCCAAGAGCTTTAGAGACCTGCTTGCAAGAGATCCAGGATACATTCACGCACTTGCATCAAAAGGTGCTGCAAAAGTGCCAGGGAGATTTTAAACAATGAGTTTTCAAAATATAATAAATCGTGCAGCAGAAATAATTGTAAATTCGCAAGGCATAGTTGCACAAACTGCTGCAAGAGATGGCAGAATTAGAAGTGTAAGTAGAGGTGGTCAACCTTGGGTGTTTACAGTTACACTTCCAGAAGGACCACGCTGGACAGACTATAGAGAAATAATAGCAACAGCAGAAAGATATGACAGACATACAGCACAAGACATTCAATTTGATGGCACTGGACAAGAATATCTGTTTCAATATCAAGGTGACCTAACAGCACCAAATGCAAATGGATCATTCAATGGAGATTGGTCAACAGGATTTGACACATTCACAATGACAGGTGGTTCTGGATCAGGCAACAGAGTAGTTGCAGGTGATTTTGTGCAGTTGGGTGCAAATGGTCACGTCTACAAAGTAGTAGAAACAACAACTGGCAACTCAGTTAGAGTGCATAGGCCTATCATAGAAGCCAGTGGCACAGGCAATGTGTTTGTTGGTGTAGACTGCACGTTTACGGTCAAAGCAAGCCAATTTGCACAGCCCAGAATATTTGGTTATAATCAGGTTGGTTGGACAGGCGCTTTTGTATTTGTAGAGGTAATTGACTAATGAGCTTGAGCAACTACTCACACATCAGAACAGCATTGTTTGTTAAAATGGAAGTCACCGAATACCTACAAAGTGATGGTAGTTTTGCACAAACAGATCTACTGTTTTCAGATCACTACAAAGATTATGATTTGTTTGTGGGTGAAACCTACACTGCATTAGGACAACTGTTGAATGTAAGTAGTTCCAGCAGTGAACTTACACCCAGTTCAGGATCACTAACACTGACAATATCAGGTATACCAGATAGATCAATTGAAGAAATAATTAAATCAAAAATCAAATCAAGCACTGTAACAATAAATCGTGCATTTTTTGCACAAAATGGTGAATTGATTAATGATGGCAGCACTACAAATCCTGTTGGTAGATTCAACGGATTTGTAAGCAATTACAGTTTGTTTGAAGAATGGGACGCAGAAAATAGACTGTCAACCAATACCATTGTGTTCGATTGCAACAGTCAAATTGAATTGCTTGCCAAAAAAACAGGCGGACGCAAAACAAATCCAACCAGTATGAAAAAATTCTATCCAACTGACACAAGTTTTGACCGTGTTCCTGCCATAGTTAATGCAAACATAAACTTTGGAGGTCCCGCGTGAGTTTTATTACAGATATTATCAAGTTTGGACTTGGACAATTTGGCATTCAGGCCACAGGCGAGTCACCAGAAGCTATTGCACAAAGTGCTATCACAGGTTTTCTTGCCAACAGGGTAAACAGTGCAATAAAAAAATCAAATCCAGCCAACACAACTGCTGTTAATCCTGCCACAGCAGCAACAACACAAGAACGTGAAGTCACAGTTGAATTTAAAGCTGATACGCAGGCCAGTATACCTGTGGTATATGGAGAAGGATATGTAGATCCCTTGCTGATTGATGTGCAATTGGTCAACAACAACTGCACAATGTGGTATGCGGTTGCACTATGTGAAACAACAGGCAATGATATAAACGGTAATCCCAGCACAATAACATTTGAAGAAATATATTGGGAAGGCAAAAAACTTACATTTGGATATGATGGTGTAAGTGTGTTGGCAGCCTGGGAAGGCATTGGCAGATATGCAAAAGCAGACACAAGTTTGAATGGTGTTGTTAAAATTTACTGCTATAATGGAGGTTCAGAATCGCCTACCAACATAAGACCACAAGGGCTTGAAGTGTTGCACGGCAATGCCTATGACATTATGCCACTTTGGACTGCCAATCATTTGATGAGCAACCTGTGTTTTGCACTCATAAGAGTAGACTATGATGCAGAAAAAGACATCAGAGGTATAAACAATTTGAAGTTTAAAATGCGCAATTCAATTACCAAACCAGGTGATGTCCTGTATGATTATATGAACAACAGTGTGTATGGAGCTGGTTTAGATGCAGCAACAATCAGTGCAGCAAACCTAAACACCTACAGCGACACTTCGATCAACTACACAGACAACAGACCTGCAGATGTGTTCTTTAGTATTCCTGAACCAGAGAATCAAACCACAACTGTAACAGACTCAAGTGCAGCAATATTTAGACCATATGAAATTTTAGACATTGTGCAACCAGCAACAACTTCAGTAGAATACTCAATAGATGTAAGTGCTCTCACAGGTGCTACCATTACTTGGCCAACAACACCAAGTGGTTCAACAGTAACAGAAAGCAGTGGCACTTACACAATCGATGGCATAGACACTGTTGCAATTTGGGACATTGTAAAGGATCCAAATCTAAACATACCAGACACGCTGCAAGGCACCTACACATACACAGTTACCATAAGTTATACCAACAGCAGAGGCGCACAAACCTACTCATATGATGTAGAAGCATATATACCTGTTGCAAAATTAGACAGTGTGTTTAGTGTAAGTTCAACGGCAACTATTAGTTAAGGAAATAAGATGAGTTCAACCTCAAGAGTAGCAATTAATGGTAAAATAGACACTTCACAAAGTGTTTTGGCTAATATTAACAAAATAGCTGGCAGCAGTCAGGCATTTGTTACCTGGGATCCAAGCGTAGGCAATTGGGTTGTTGTGCTCAACACCACAGGTTCAAGTGTTTACACATTTGATGATTCAAATATTGTTGGTAGTATAACTGTGAGTGGCAGTGGTGTGAATGAAATGTATAATTCAGCCAAAGTTACTTTCAGCTCAAAAGATCAGTCAGGTGCAAGAGATGAAAGAGTTATTTCAATACCAGTAGCTGACAGATTTGCACAAGAATTAGACAATGAATTGACTCTAAATTTTGAAATGATAAATGATCCTGTGCAAGCAGAACTATTGGGTGCTATTGAATTAAAACAAAGCCGTGTTGATCAAATAATAGAATTTGCCACAGACTATAGAGCAATTGGTGTAAAAGCAGGTGATATTGTTGGCGTAAAAAATGAAATGTATTTTGAAGGCAGCAACACTGCGCCTAAGTTGTTTAGAGTTATAACCAATGAAGAAATAGACACAGAAGACGGTGGCATACTGCTAAACATCACAGCTCTTGAATACGATTCAACAGTTTATTCAACATCTAATCTAACCAGAGAATACCGTCAAACAGAAACAGGCATTGTGCCAAGACAAAACAATGTGTGTATCACTGAAAAAGAAGCAGAAGCAACATTTAATCAGGTAGATTATAACATTCAAAATGGAGGTATAACAACTTCATCACCAAACAGTTTCTTTGACCTTGTTAATGGTGTGAATGATTTATACAACACACTTGGTGGCTCGGGCAGTTTGTTTGAAAAGATATTTGACATATTTGAAAATGAAACTGGCTACAATTTGTTTGATGTGTTTAGTGGTCAAGGTGGAGGCACAGGCATAACAGCAGATGAAAATTGGAGTGCTATTGAATACACCAAAGAAGAAGTTGTTATAGAAGGTGTTTGCATAGACAAAATTACTTCAATTACATTTTTAACAGACAATGGTAGTGGTGCTACAATTAAATTAGACTTTGATATTTCAAATGCAACGGACGTTTCATAATGACCTGTTACAGTTTAGGCCCTCTTTATATTATTACAGATCTGCCAACCTACAATATTGCAGCAAATGTTGTAAGTGTAAATGAAGGTGGCAGTGTAACATTTACAATTACCACAACTCGTGTGCCAGATGGAACAGTGCTATACTACCAATTGAGTCCTGTTAGTGGTGCAGTTACAGATGCTGATTTTACAGGCACTGGTTTATTTTCACCTAATGCTATAACCATAAACAACAACACAGCAACCTTTACTGTAACAACAGTTGACGAAGGTGTTGTTGAAGGCACTGAAATATTTAGAGCACTGCTGATAACTGGTTGCCAAAGCACAAACGTAGCACAAAGTGGTGCAATTTCAATCAATGAAGTGCCAGTTGCTTCACTATATGACAGCTTTAGATTAAACACTTCAAATATGCCAGGATTTGACTATTACACAGGCGCCTGGAAAGGCAATTTCTTTGCAGTTGCACACGATACTTGGCCAAAAACAGGTGGCACAAATTCAATTTATCACCCAAATCTTGGTTATTCAGTCAATCACAAAATGAGTGGTGCAGTGCTAAACACAGGCACAAGCACAATGACACTGCAACAAAAATTAACAGCCACAAGATACACAAGTGAAACTGCTGACATAGCTGGTAGAAGTATTAGTTGGACAAAAGATTATGTGTTTATTAACTATAATGTCTATCGTCGCAGCAATTGGTATAGATTTTTCAATGCAGACTTTGCAAGCGGTTTGAACAGTCAATCTTATGGTTACGATTGGGATGATTCAGATGGCGGTGACGCACACGAAGCCTTTATAATAGGTAACAGATATGGTAAACTAAGACAAGTAGGCAACGACATTGAATTCTATGATGCACAAAACAACAATTGGTATAATGTAGATTACCAAGGTTGGTTTATGGGCGGCGGAATGGGCAGTGCAACACACCCTGACCATCCTATTGTAGTCAGTGGAGCATCAGGAAGGATTTTTTGGCAAAATGTTGACAATGCTTCTGCGTCAGTCAATCAAATAAACTTGCCTGCAACTGTTACAGACAACGGGACAAGAAGTGTCAATATGTTGAAATTTACAACAGATGGCAAGTTTCTAATAGTAGGAACTTATTATCCTCAGGCAACAGTAAATTATGATCCAAATGATTCAAGCATT